GCTATTATTGCCTCATCCTGTGTCCGCCCAACCATCTCCAGCTTGCTGTGACAAGGGTCCCAAATCTGCCATTGTTCGCGCCCCTTATCATACGACTTCGCCTTGGCTTGCAACTTCACCAGCTCCTCTGCGGTCGGGATTGGGAGCCATTGGCCACCTCGCTGTTGCACCGACTCGTAATAAAACCCCGCACTGACACAAAGCCCCATTGAGTGAGATAATTGCACCTCAAAAACTCTATCCCACTTATGCCTGTCTGACTCGCGCCAGTAATATGGTCCCGGCTTTGTTGGTAGTTGGTTAGCCTCCATACAAACCTTCCCCTTTCCTGTGCGTTCCGAAGGTAATTGGTGCCACATACTCAGCCGGGACATACTTCGCCACACCCGCACCCACACAATCAACTACCTCTCCGGGCAGGTATTTGTTCAAGGTCACCCCGCACACCTCGTGCAGAGGCAGTGGTTGTCTTCCATCATGTGTATTGGACTTGTGGACCTGCACCTGCACATAGCGGTTCAAACCGCCATGGAGATACGGACCCTGTAGCCAGCCATACAGATTCAAACCTCGCATGTGGATGTTGTTTCCAGCAGCGAAGATCGCAGCCTGTGGCCGCTGCGCGTTGTGTGGCCCCTCCATCTGCAAGTCCAGAAACTTCGGATCTGCCAGATACACGTTGGCCATGGGTGCCTGTCGAATGATGCTCGTATCAATAGGTGGCCCGTGCTTGATACCTACCTGTGCGCCTTGGTGCTGTTGGATGTTGCAGTCACGTATCCAAAACCGATCCTGATTGTCTGCAAGATATATCGGCAACGTCCCGTTGTGCGCCACGATCAGACAGTTCTCAATAGACTGCTCGAAAGGTCTGACGTGGAACTGATCGTCCACATACGTGGTAGGTTCCACGTAGATCCCAATCGGTGCATTGGTTTTGAACCCGTAGGCTATACCCGCAGAGTTTGTCCAGTTGTCATGTAGGGTCGGGCCTTCGTCACAGTGGAACCGCAGGGTGCTGCCCCACCTCGTAGGTGACCACAGTCTGAACCTGCCGGGGAGTCGTTTAGTGCTCCTGAAGTTATACTCCGGTGCCGTAGCCACAATCGTGATCACGGGCATGGACACAGACCCAAACCACCCGTAACCCGATGGGGATTTCCCCTGCTTACTCGTCCAGTATGCCTCTCCCTCTAAGTAGTCCTTACGCTGCTCCGCTTGGCCTTCCTTCACGATGCGAGCCCAGCTTCCGTCCGGATCTTTTGGGTCAAGTTCATAGTGATACCTCATCAGACCCGTAGGTGCTGTCCTCGGTATCTGAAGCTGATCCACCTGCGCTTGCAAAGTCTGCAAGCTCGCCGTATGTGATTGCCGTATCTTTGAAACTTGCTCCGGTAGCGAAAGCAAATCCTCAAAGGTTTTCAGCAGTGTCTGTAGTGTCTCGTTCATTATTATATTTTCCGTTAAATGTATACTCAGTTATTCCTCGCTTCTTCCAAAATAGTCGGAAGGCGCGATGCCATTGCTCGTGGTTTATATTCCCGGAAAAGCCTTCTTCGGCTTCGCTGACTTTTGGTGTGTCATTGTTCATTTCAAAATCTGTGCGCGTTTTGGCCCTAGACTAATCTTCGCCAATTGGCGACCTTGAAGGTGTGCATTAAAGGCGACAATGCACCTCTCGATTATTTTATTTTTGTCGGCTTTGGACTTCTTTGGCATCAGGGATAGTGACCTGTTTAGTGCGATAACTGGAGATCCAGAGCTGATGTTGATCATGTGGCTTGATTGCTCGTGAAAGTTGGCCATCGATTCTGGCCATCTTCTCGCGGCCATATAGTAGAACGCTCCCCACACACTTGGGACGACGATATGTTTCATCGCGTCAGCCGCTTTTGCAGCTCGCTCAAAGTTGTCATAATCGCCGTCGATTATCGATTTAACCTCAACATGACTCATCGATCGATCCCACGTTGTGCCAGAATCATAGTTGGCGATCGCTCGTACGACGGAGGGAATCACAGTGGCGTACTTCATGCCCTCGACCCTCATCGCATCTGATGCGCTTCTGGGAAGCCCGGCGTCTATCGTCTCAAATACACCGCGCTCATGAGGGATACCGAAAATAACAACAGTCTCGATTGATTTTCCGCTCAGAACAATAGCTTCCAATCGATGTTGTCCGTCGAGAACAATGCCTCGGTCTGATATTTTAATGCTCTCACCGTTCAACCTCCAGAGACCAGCATTGATGTCTCGGACATATTTGTTGATTCGATCCTTGCTGAGTTTTCGGTTCCCAGTGTTGTGCATCAGCCAAAGCTTGGCTCGTTCTGGATTGACTGTAATGACCTCGGAATTAATCATATACGCTTCTTTCTAATTTAGTTTGATTTCTAAGTTGTGGGGCGGTTTCCCGCCCCGTTGGTTTGGTTTAAAAAATTATCCAATCTTGTCTAACATTCTGGTTCGGGAAATCGGGGATGAAGAAATGGCACTTGTATGCGTGCTCAATTTTCGAATGTATTTCCTTCAACTTGAGCCTTGCATCACAAGGACCAGTTGCCAAAAATTCTCCCTCATCCAACAAATCGCAGTAATTACCCCAGCGATTTGTGATTGGGGTGTGTCCGATTTGGGACCAAATTTTGTAATCAACTTTGTATTTCATTTCGTTGTTTTTCGTTTCTTTTTAATTTGCGGGTCGGTTTCCCGCCTGACACCAAAACATATACGCTCTCATGCGTATCATTTCAACAATTATTTTCAATTATTTTCGCTTACTAGGCAGGCTTGACAAACAATGTTAGGTGAGTCTAACTTTCGACAGGCTCCCGAGGCCAACAAAAACCGTTGTCTGAGCGAACGCAAAACGCTCTGCCCGGCCACCTGCAGCCGTAAAACCGCATGTCAGAAAAAACCGAAACAGCCGAGGCCAGCCAGCCCTCGGAGGCAGAAATTGTAGTTGGCGGCATGGACGCTCTCCGTAATGCGCTCAAGGACAGCTTGAGCCCCCAGACCGAGAGGCTACCTGAGACAGAGGAACCACAAGTTCCTGACGACCCTCAGCCTGAAGCGCAGCCAGAAGTTGAGGAAGTTCAGGAGGAGACGGACTCTGAGCACAATGGGTACCAGAAGCGTATTAACCGTTTGACAGCTCAAAAAAAAGAGCTGGAGGAGCGGCTACTGGCATTAGAAGAAAGTCAGAAAACGCTACAACTGGAATCGAAGAAACTGCAGCAAACTGACAGTGAGTCGAACATCTCCGATCTGGTCATGCAGGCCCGAACTGAAGATGACCTTGACCGACTGGAGGACGAAGCCCTCTCGGCTGAGAGGTGGGCCAAACGAGCACTAGCCAGATACAGGAGAGATCCTGATCAGGTCGAGAGGGAGATCGAAAAACGAATCGATTCCATCCCAGAAGATCCTGAGGCTTGGCTGGAGGATTTAGCCCTTAATGCTGAGTTCTCGCGTGAGTCTGACATTCCGAAACGGAGAAAACAGATTCTGCAGAACGCACGCAGCTTCGAGTTTGCAGCAACAAAATACCCTTGGCTGAGAGATGAAGAAAGTCCAGCTCGAGCGTGGGTTGAACAGGTTAAAGAATCGAACCCCGGGATCAGAAACCTCCCAGATGTCGATCTCTATTTGGCCAGAGCTCTAGTCGGTTTTTACATCGAACAAGAGCAGGCTCAGAAAAAGCCAGCGGCCAAACCGAGAACCCCTGAACCCACACGTCAGCCCGGAGCCCCATCGTCCCAGAAGACCGAATTATCGGACTCTGCGAGACGAATCGAAAAGGCTAAATCGGATGTCTTCAAAACCGGATCAAGAAGTGGGCTAAAGGATTTTATTAAAGCTGCGATGATAAACTAACGAAAAACTGATATGGCAGGATTATTTGAAATCAATCAGATCGGCAAGCGCGAAGACTTGCTTGATCTGCTCACACGAGTTGACGAGAAGGCAACGCCCTTCATGAGTTTGGTCAATAAAGGGGCTACTCCCCGGAACACATACATCGAGTGGCCAGTTGACATATATGACGCCCCATCTCTGGGCGGAACTGTTGACGGCTCCGATGTCTCGAGCTACGAGAACCATGCTGCGAACCGAGCCCTGCTGAGCTCTTATCTGCAGACATTCCGCCGCACCGCACAGGTCTCCCGCCTCGCACAAGAGGTGTCAGACGTGGCAGGTGTGTCCGATGAAATCGCCGAAGCAATCGCCAAAAAAGGCGTTGAACTTCTTCGCGACATGGAAGCAACATGTTTGTCCGATCAGGAGCATCAGGCCGATGATGGCAGTGACCCATACCTGCTGCGCGGCCTCGGCGTGTGGATTCGTGATACCGCCAACATCGCAGCTCAAACGTCTCATCAGGTTCCTGCTGCCTATCGCCCTGCTGCAGGTCAGTATATCACCACAGCTACTGCGTCTCTGACCGAGACCAGTATCCAGTCCCTGCTGCAGACCATCTGGTCATCCACAGGGATGATGGGTGACTACAAACTGCTCTGTGACGCCACCCTGCGACGAGCATTCACCGATTTCACGCGCACCATCGCAACTGCTGGATACTCTTCCCGCAATTTCGATTTCGCTGGTGACGCGAAAAAGGTCAGCAATAGCACCACTATTTTCGAGGGTGACTTCGGAACTGTAGAGGTCATCGCTGACAACTTCATCGGCTACAATGCTGCTGGAACCAGCCAGACCGCTGGTCGTGGTTATTTGTTGGACATGGACAAAATCGACTTGCGGATCAACAAAAACCCAGCCGTCGAGAAATTTGAAGATCGTGGTGGTGGTGAGCGGTTCTTGATCGAAGCTCGCGCAGCTCTTCAGGTCCGCAACCCAATCGGATTGGCTCAGTTCAACCCATAAGAATAGGAGATATTAGATATGCAAGTTAATGCACTACCTACAGAAGGACAGGCCAAGCTGAATGCGACCCACGAAGTCGTGATCACCCACGAGGACCTGACTGCAGCATCAACCACTCAGACCCTAACCGTCAACATTCCTGCTGGCAGCTGGGTTAAGAGCGGATGCCATATACTCGCAGAGCAATTCGTGTCCCCGTCGTCAACTTCCTTGACCTACACGGCTGGAGACGACTCGGACTCTGATTTGTTTATGACCGCTACTCAGATCGATGCAGCTCACGCTTCAACCATTGACTACAAAGCTCCAACACCGGGTTCAGGTGCTGCAGCAGTAGGCACTGGGAAGATCTATACTACAGCAGACACCGTTGACATTGCACTGACCGGATCACACAACCTGAACACGTTCACTGCTGGTAAACTGCGACTGTTTATGTCGATCATCGACCTAGATACTGTCAGCTAACACTTTGCTGGCCGACCCCAGCAATTCGCACCTCGGGACCGAGTGGGTCACTCTGTGGCCCACTCCACCCCGGGTAAAACTTTAAACATATATGTCAGACTATACCGAGGCAGTTAAGGAGGCTCTAGCGAACAAATACAATAGCTCCCGCGAGGAGATATTGGCTAGAGCAGAACAACGTCAGCGCGAACTCGCCCGAGACAACCAGTCTCGCAGGAGCGTTGACGGAATTGGTCGAGCCACCATGGAGGTAGACAATAAGGTCTATCAGGAGTGGGTCAGGAAGGAAGGTAAGGAGATCTGGAAAGATCCCAGCTTCCGAAAATACATTGCTGACAAAAACCCTGACTTAAAAGTCAAAAGCGGCGGCACTGGAAAAATACAAGTAGGCTATGGCTCGTGATCCGCTCAATTATAATCAAGTACTCGGTCAGATATTGAATCTGGCAGGGATAGACAGGGCCACTCTGCCAACGCTGGAGTGGAACCTGTTCAGAGACTTCACAAGCAGGCGGATCAAGTTTGCGTGGCAGGCGGCCAAGTGGCCAGAGGTCACAGTAACAGAGTCAAGAACGGTCACCCAGACAGGAGGCGATGAAGGAAACTACATTGACCTCAAACAATCAGGGCAGACTGAAATAGGGGAAGTTTTCTCTGTCTGGAATAAGTCACCGAAATCGAACCAGAATCAGGACGACCTGACATGGTACCTCAGTGAGAACGGAATCCAGATCGCAGAGTCAAACGCTACAGTGTGGATCTGGTTTCGCAAATCACCACCATCATTGACAGGGAACCTGTATAGCAGCTCCAGTTCTTATGCAGTCGGTGATCAGGTTTACGACAACACTCAGGGACAATTTTATACCGCCAACCAGCCAGTGGCTGCTGGCAGCAACAGCCCAACAGATCAGCCGAGCTACTGGGATCTAGTTTCGATCCCGGTGATCTTCTTCGACTATTTAGTGCGGGGCTCTTACTCGGATTATCTCAGGCACAACGGTGAGCTTGATCGAGCCAGAGTCGCAGAGGCAGATGCTAGAGACGTTTTAGATCACGAGCTCTTAAAGCTTCACACACAGCAGGGACAAACAACCCGAATACAGGTAGCAGGATATTAATTATGGCAGGAGCATCTTTAATCACTGGCGTAGACCAGAACAATGAATACCGCACGGTGCGTGTAGGTGAAGACGGGACCTTAGGGTCTGACAGCGGAACATACCAAAACGGAGCGGGAACCATTGTTGGCAACTTTAGCTGGATATACGCTCACGTAGCGACAGTTCTTGGGAGTGTTGCTTCGGGCGGTCTAGGCACAATCACGAACGTGAACATGCAGGCCGGGTCCTACTGGCGTTGCTGCAGAGCATCGTCGATCACAGTGACAACTGGGGAAATCACAGCATACGATGTATGATGATTGGATTCGGTATAGGTTTACCAACAGTTGTCACCGCAGGCGGCGACAATGTCACCGAAGCGACACTGCTTGTCGATGACAGTGGCAGCTTCCTGTTCACAGACGATAATGAATACATTTTAACGCTTCAGCTTGAAGCCCCTGACCCTGAATAAATATGGCCACCACAAGAATTAAAGACCTCTCAAAAACAGCAACAACTGTCGCGAGTGACGCAAACATAGTTATAGACGGATCTTCTAACGGGACCCAGAAAATCACCCGTGATAACTTCCGTCAAGACACCGCAGACGCTTTCGTAGCGGCTCCTTCCACTTACAAATTAGCCCCGCTCAATGGGGTCAACAAAATTGACGCCACCTACCTGCCCACCTCCGGTGACACGCCAAAAGGGGAGTGGAATGCCAGCAGTAACTCACCTGCCTTGGCAGACGGGTCTGGTGTGGCCGGGGATTATTACGATGTGACCACTGCTGGCACTCAAAACCTCGGGTCTGGTTCTATCACTTTCACCGTTGGTGACGTGGTGAAATACAACGGATCAACTTGGTTCAAGATTGATTCTGTCGCCAACATTCTGGACGGATCAGCAACAGCAGCCGATGGCCGATCAACTCTCTCAGTCAACTCCAAAGACGAGGACGCACAGGCTAATGCGTTGAAGACCACGGCACCTGCTTTGTATTTTAACGGGACATCTTCACTGATTACGGTGGCAGATGATGACAAGCTGACATTTTCTACCCTGACTGAGTTTGGAACAACAACAGAGACCACGTTGTGGTCACCAGAGGACAACACTCCAGCCTTAACTGATGGAACCGGAACACTGAACCAGCACTACAAAATTGATGCTGACGGAACCGTGGTGCAGGGTGGCTCCACTCTCAGCATTATTAACGGGGCATCCGTGACCGCTGGTCAGGTTGTTTACTATGACGGTTCTGTATGGCGAGTTAAGGACTGTGACGATTTGCCCTTCGCTGTTTCGGCATTTGTAAAAATGACGGACGCCAGCAATTTTACGCCCATATCAAAAATAGGGACAACCGCTTCCTTGAGAGAGTGGGTTGCGTCGGTGTCGGCCGCTGATAAATTGCGTTTATACGTTCAAGATACTGCGGGGAATTACGCATACAGAGAGTCTACCACCACGCTAACCTCCTATGAAGGCAGTTGGATACATCTGGTGTGGGTTTATCAGGGTGCGGGGCCGAATTCGTCAAACTCATTTTCATCGTCAATGGACGGTGTGGTTTTGTATCTAAACGGACAACCACTAAGTCTTGATGCGGCGGTGTATTTTGGCACCTACCTCGGCATGTCCAATACCTCGCAGCCTGTGCGAATTGGTCTCCAGTCCACCACCTATTCAAAAGGCCAAATCCGAGGCGTCAAAATTTTCAATCGTTCTCTCACGGCCACCGAAATCGCCGAGCTTGCTCGCGGCAATGATTTGGGATTTGCAGATGAGTGGGCAAATGACACTGAATTAGTGACTAATGGTGATTTCGCGAGTGGGGCAAATTGGGTGGCTCAATCGGATTGGAGTATAGGGTCAGGGGTTGCTACTACAACAGGTGTTGCCTCCGATTATTTATACGCAGCGACACCAGTTAGCATAGTTGGCAAACGCCACAGACTTACTGCTGATTTTGTGAGGACGAGCGGGAGCGGTAGCATTGTCGCTGAATACTTCGATGGGTCATTTGTGAACATCGCTATCAATTCCTCGGATGCGAGCGGAAAACTTGTGGGAGAGTTTATAGCACCTGAAAACGGAAATATCTATTTTAGAGCTACTTCAGGTTGGGCGGGAACAATTGACAATGTGTCAGTTACCCAAATCGGAACACTCGCAGACTTCCGCAGCGAGGACTACAACGAATCAGCGAGCAAACTACTGGACAGAAGCTCGAATAATTTCGTTGGCGTCGGAACATCAGTCACACTAACCGGAAATCAAAGGCACATCTCAGCCGACACAATCGACTTGAAAAACCTACCAACATCATCCGCAGGATTGAGTGCTGGTGAGGTGTGGAGTAATAGCGGTGTTTTGACTGTCGTTTAATATATAATTTAGAAACATACTATGGACCCAAAAATCACATACTTACGAAGCCAAATCGCTGGCATTGACTCACAGCTCGCAGCTGATAACGGCAAAAGCACCATCATTCAACTGCTCGGCAAAGCTAAGTCTCTGCTGGCAGCTCGGGAGGAATTGTCGGAACCAGTTAACCGTGCCAACACCGAGGCACTGCTCACGCAGGTTGTCGCCGCTGTCAATGCATACAACGCTGCCAACCAAATCGCGATGGATTCGGTCGATGATATTCTGGCGGGATTTGACGCTGCTGTTGTGCCAGCCGATGAGCCAGCACCTGCCGATGGTGCTGCACCAGCCGATGAGCCTGCAATAGTCGAATAGCATATGACTGTCGAGCGATCCGGCGAAAAGTTTAAGGGCTATAACAAGCCCAAACGAACTCCATCTCACCCGAAGAAGTCACACGCAGTGCTGGCCAAGTCGGGTGATCAAGTCAAACTTATTCGCTTCGGTCAGCAGGGTGTGTCTGGGGCTGGGAAGTCGCCAAAGACTGCAAGCGAAAAAGCGCGTCGAAAGTCGTTCAAAGCGCGTCACGCTAAGAATATTTCAAAAGGAAAAATGAGTGCTGCCTTTTGGGCAGACAAAGTGAAATGGTAAGATTATGCCGAAGGTCGGATCTAAACATTATCCGTATACGAAAGCAGGGAAAGCTGCTGCGAAAAAGGCTCGCGCCAAACAAAAACGCAAGGGTAAGAAGTGAACTTCGATGATCTGAAAGTGGGATTTGCAGCCGTTGCTGGATTGCTCAATTGGGCCGTCAACATCGACGTAGTCTTGCAGCTCGCGATCAGTGTGGCCTCTTTGATCTACATCAGTCTCAAAATCCGACAGCTACTCGCAAAATGAAACCGCTATCTGTTGCAGTCTTGATTGTCCTAGTGACTGGGTGCAAGCAGCTCGACTCGCTGGGCAATGCTATCTACGATCCAATTGTGACTACCAACATCGTCGCTACACCAAGCGGCAACTACCCTGTCGTCTCGACAAACGGCTGGGTGTTGAACCCTTCGATCAGGGGAGGCATACAGGTAGCCGGGGATGTTGCCCCGTTTCCATGGGCAGGGCTAGCAGCCAACGCTCTGATCGCAGCTCTCGGGGTAGGAGCGCATCTGCGCGGAAGACAATGGAAGAAGGCAGCAGTCAGCGGTGTGTCCGCTGCCCAGACCTTCAAACGGGAGCTCAAGCAGCTCGATGCTACGAAGGCTCAGAGCGTGAAGGAGTCGGTCATACGTGAACAAAGAACCTCTGGCACCAAAAACATTATCGAAAATATTCTTAACAGGATCTAATCGAATTCTATAATGACTGGATGAGGTCTAATCGAGGTGTGATACGAGGCGTGGTGGATGGGTATAGCAGCTACTCGCTGCATCTCATTCGCGTCATAGAGGGTCTGACAGAGTTGGGCCGCGACATTAACTGCTGGCCCGTCAGCAGCGAGAGAGGCAAGGCTCCGATCCCAAGAGTGGTGTTGGAGTCTATTGTGCATAAAGAGCAGCGAGAGGACTGGGAGATGATTATACACTGCCCGTCCTATGGTCTGTCAGGTAAGAAGCGGGTGGTCTATAATACTATGTGGGAAACCACCCAGCTTCATAAAGAGGCGGTTCTAAATCTGAATCAGGCTGATCTAATTGTTGTTCCAAGTGACTTCAATTTGTGCCTGTTCAATGCTCAGGGTGTGAAGAGGACGATGGCAAAAGTGCCCATGGGGGTCGACACTGATGTGTTTCACTACAGGCCAAAACAGAAGAGATCCGAGTTTGTTTTTGGAGCAGCGGGCAGGACTGCAGCAGGTGGCTGCAGGAAGGGATTTGAAGACGTTCTGAGTGCATGGAAGAAGGCTTTCCCGAAGCGAGTCAAGGATGTCAGGCTGGTTGTTAAATGCTTCCCTGACGATCCGGATCTGGAGGTTGACGATGATCGCATACAGGTCTTGAGACAGTTTTGGACGAGGCGTGATCTGTCTGACTGGTATGCCAGTCTTGACTGCTTTGTCAGCGCGAGCAAGGGCGAAGGTTGGGGTCTAATGCAGCACGAAGCGATGGCGACTGGCAGACCAGTGATCGCTGTTCCATTCGGTGGTATAACAGAGTTTTTCGATGAGACTGTTGGCTACCCGGTGGACTACAAGCTGAGGCAGGCTGAGGCTCATTATGCTAACGGCGGCCTATGGGCTGTCCCTGATCCGGACAGTCTAGTCAGCAGGATGAGAGAGGTGTATAACAGTGGCGGAATCGAGAAGGCTATTAAGGCTTCAGAGAGGGGTATGAGATTTAGCTGGGCAAACAGCAACAAGATTCTCGATGCGCTCCTGAGCAAGATCGGATTTTATCAATGAGAGAGCACAGAAACTACACGCAGAACGATGACCAGCCTATCACGGCGGGCGACAATGGTTTCGTGGGTGTAGACATGAGGCAGCAGCCTCACATGCTTCCCCCGGGCATGGTTTCTGAGGCGATCAACGCTAGGTTTAGATACGGTGTGGCAGAGCCCAGACGAGGCGTCATGCCTTTGGCGTGGTTCAATCGATATGGCTTTGAGTGGCCGATAAACTGGGATGGTGGCGACATCAACTGGGGCAGACAGATCAGCGCTAACCTCGGGAATGTTTACGGAATTGGAGTCTGGAATGATCCAAACGGGGCCGACTGGATTCTGATCGTGGCCAGCGTCGAGGGGGATGCACCAAAGATATACAGAGCCCGATACGGCAACAACCTAGCCCCACTACCATGCAGCGTTCAGCTATCATCTCCCGCCAACACATACCAAAGCAAGTATTGGTTCACGCAGGCATTCGACAAAGTCATTCTATCGCGTGGCCCTGATGAGTCTCAGCTCATCATGTCGTCCATCGATGAAGGGTTTGTGGAGGCTCCTCCTTCAGCGAGTGGCCTGAACAACATCCCGAATTCAAGCTCAACACTGTTCTTCCAGAATCGCTTGTTAGTGCCTCACAAACCTTCTGGTGGGTATAAGTCAGATCATGTCGCTGTGTCAGACATCCTGTCATACACAGACTATGACGTGTTCAATAATTTTAAAATAAATCAGGGTGACTCGGATAACATTCGCCGCCTGTATAAGTGGAACGACCAGACTGTTGTCATATTTAAAGACACCAGTATCTACACTGTGTCAAACCTTGTTGGCGATTGGGAGAATAACGCAGTCCTTGATCAGGTCACAACTGAGTATGGCATTGTGGGTGCGAGATCGGTCGCAAGCGCAGGAAGCGATCTGTGGTTCCTTTCGCAACGGGGAGTGGTCAGCCTTGCACTGACGGAACAAAACAAGCTGCAGGGCGTCTCAGAACCACAGAGCACACCTGTGCAGCCAATCATTGACCGGATCGACTTCAGTGTAGCCAAAGACACGGCATCAGCGGCCTACTGGCGGAACAGATATTATCTGTCTGTCCCGATCGACGGAGGCAAGCAGAACAATGCTGTCCTTGTTTACGATTTTATAAATGGAGCGTGGGCTGGATACGATCAGGGTGATGCAATCAAGATCAAACACTTTTTTGTGGCCGACTTTCAGGGGGCCGAGCACCTCTACTACGTGGACTACGATGGTGTAGTTGGGCTGTATGAGTATGGAGAGTTGGAGGGCAGACCTATTGTTCAGGGGACCTACACATGCGACCTGATGGTCAAGGGTCACGTGAGTGATGGAACAACGGTTCAGGTGAACGATGGAACAACTATCACGGCCACTCGACGCAGGGAACTGGTTGACGACAATGATACGGAGATAATCGACGGCGGGCTCAACATAGTCGAGCCGCTCACGGTCAACACAAATGACCCAGAGAGCGGATGGCTTTGGGGTGTCGGAGACGAACAACAGGCTGATCACTGCGAGATCGCTGGGGCCAACCTTTTCTCTGGCTACACAGATGACGGTTGGAATAGTGGTGACACAACGGATTCAGACAATGGCTGTGGCATTCGCTTCGTGAGCGGATCACCGATCCTGATCAGCGTCAGAGACCCTGATGGGAACAGTGATCCATACCTCCAAGTGCTGTGCTCGGACAACATCGAAGTTGAAGACCGACCCATAGCATTCCTGATCAAGACTCGTGGTTATGGTTTCGAGGCAGGCAATCGACGAAGATTCCAGCAAGCCCAGATGTTCATCAGCACTTGGGACCCGGAATACAAGGTCACGGGGATCGTGGATGGAGTGAAGGAGGAAACAGTTATTGTGGACAACACAAGCTACACATTTCCTGACCGCACCAAATACATGACTTTTGGGATCAGTGACTGGAACATTCAAAACCTCGACGACACTCACGAGAACCCGGGCCGCGAGGACTACTCGGTCATTCTGGACAGTGACAGTGCGGACCCGGGGACTGTCCTTGGTTCTTCTGGGACACAGCTTGACTTGTACCAGTATTGGACTCACAAGCTGCGGGTAGACCGAAGGGGAGCCTATTTTCAGGTCAAGATTGAAGGGATCAATGGCAGAGTCAGGCTTCATAGCGTGACCTCTGGTTCGACTGTTGGTCAGAGACGAGAAGGAACACATTCAGGATTTTGGTAATATGCCAGACAACACACCAAACTTTGTAGTAGACGCAGTCAACGGGCCAGTCTCATCGACGACTACTACCAGAACAGAATTCATAACCGCACTGGAGCAGCTAAACTATGCTGAGGGAACCATCAGATCCATTGACGAGCTCAGTGGAACGGCTGGGCTTCTGTCAATCGACGGAAGCGGGAACGCTAGTGTCAGGTCTATTGTCGGAGCGACTGGGCTGACAGTAGCCAACGGAGACGGATCGGCCAACCCGGAGATTTCTCTTAACGAGCCTCACACTTTCCGACAATCCTTTAATGACACCAGCAGCAACACTGTGTCCGACACGAAGCTGTACAACATAATAAGCAGCGCAAGCAGTCCGTTCACGCTGCCTGTTCCTGCCTCTGGATACATCACCGTCAAAAACATAATCAACGCCACATCGAGCTTCATAACAATTCAGAGCTCAAGCTGGGGCCCTGCTGGGCTTGGTGATGTCCGAGTTAGTGCTGGCGAGACGTTGACGATCGTGAGCGACACAGCGGGTAACTGGTATCCACAGCACGTCACCGAGCACGATGTCAATCCATTCGGGGCTATCGCTGCATCTTCCGGGTCAGTAACACCAGTCAATAGCGGCGATCCTTATGCAGCACTTTCGGTGACAACTGCCACTCAGTCAAACATGACTGAGTTCGACATGCCATCCAACGGTCAACTCCGATATACGGGTGACATAGCCATCGATGCCGAGATTCAAGTTTCGCTTTCAGGATCAACAGACGGGTCCAATGTGAGCGTGTTGGCCAGCCTGTTTAAGCATGATAGTGATGCGGGGACAAATTCTCAAATCACAGCGACCGAGCAGATACATCATCACCCTAGCAACGGGCACAATAAAAACATCTCACTTATTGGGCACGTGGAGTTGGACACAAATGACTACGTTTATGTGGCAGTCAAACAGTCAACACTCACATCTGTTGCTGGGGTGAATTATACACCACTCAAATTCTACATGTCGGCATCTGGCCACAGAATCATCACCGCATAACATTATGGCACTCTCAGTTGTAGTTGGAAAAGGATACACCTTCTCTGAAGGCGAGAAGATCACATACCCGAAGCTTAACCTGCTTGGAGCCCCTGCCATCACCTTGGAGGGTTCTGTTAACTCCTCGCAGATAGCAGACGGATCTGTGACTACTGTCAAACTCGAGCAGGGGATCAACATAAACAGCAAGATCAATGATCACAATCTCAGCCTGACAAAGCTAGAGGCGGGGACTCATGGTCAGCTATTGTATTATAATGCAGACGGCGATCTCGTGAAGCTATCGCCGGGGACTGACGGACAGTTCCTGAAGACTAAAGGGGCTGGAGCGAACCCAGAGTGGTCAGCTCAGGCGGGCGTTGGGACGATTACAGTCGATCAAATATCCGCTGGCCTAGACAATCAGATCATTGTCGCTTCTGGCGGAGTCGCTTCATGGCAGTCGCAGACAAGCAACTCATACAAGCTGCATGACACCGTTGGTAAAAGCACATTCTCAACTTCATCAACTTGGTCAAGTGATGGTGTTGTAATTGCTGCAAGTCCCCCAACGACATCTCAATCATCGATTTGGTCTGACTGGAGACTTAGCGGGATCGATTACACCACTGCTATTGTAGGTGGAGGCGCATCTGGCCTGAACGATGGATTTTATTCTGACTTCAGTATCAATTCTGTCGCTATCAACGCAGCATACTCTTCCGGGATCAGCGACTTCGACACAGAGGTTAACGAGCTTTTGATCTCTGTCGAACTGCTCCCCGTAGAGGGAAGCCACGTTTCTCTCGGGGTCTTCGATGGAACAAAGTATATTCCACTGATCACGAAATGGAGTCATCAAGTCAGCGCGGTAGATCGCACTGAATTTTCTCGATCATTGATTAAAGTGCCAAGGCTTGAGAGTGGGATCATTAAGTTGAGATGGGTGATGCGTAGTGGATATGCAGCAGGCAACGGGGACAAGGCCTACTTTGAACTTATTGGTCACCGATGAATTTTGACTACTCCATAAAGAGCGACTTCCTAAGGCTGACGCACAACAATGACAAGGCGTGGGACTTTGTTCAAATGTTTGCCGAGCGTTCACATGACATTGACGACATGATCGACCTCGGGAAGGTGGAGTCTGATGAGAAGCTTATTGAGGCTGAGCTGAAGTGGATGCTGGAGCTGAGCTCCAACCCATTTTATCAGGCCCACAGTAGCTTCCTCATGCCAATAATAATTGTGAGCTGCAGTGCGTGGCTCGATGCGAACAGATGGGAGCAGTCCGAGGACGAGGTCAAGAGAGTCCACTCGGATGTTTTGAAGAGCCACTACCACGAGGTGATCTTCGCAGTCGTCTACCTATGTGGCGGGTGGAATGCGATGAGAGAGTTTAGCAAATTACACAGACAATACCAACAGGACAACTACCATGGGAATGTATAGCGCAGAGGCACCTCCGCCTCGGGATTATGGCAAGGAGACACGTGAGACACTAGAGGCTCAAATAGCTTTGGCCCCTGACCTGTTTGCTGCTGAAGCCAGTCAGGAATATGGCAGGCCAGCAGAGGCCCGCCTGAACCTGCAGGTCTTGAGGGATCTCATGCGCGGAAGCGAAGGTCAGCCCGGTTTGCTTGAGCTGTATGAGCGAGACATCATGCCCGGGCTCGCCAGAGCCGATGTGGCTGGCCTTGATGTAACTCGAGAAGGAGACATCGCCGCAGTCGAGAGACTCGGTCAGAGGGCCACTGAGGCCTTCAGGCAGGCCAATCCTGAGCAGGCTGCGTTGATGGCAGAGTTGAACAGGCAGGCGCAGCAGGAACTGGCTGCAGGAGCATCTCTGCCTCCAGCTATGGCCAGAGAGCTTGAGCAGCAGGTCCGAGGGGCTCAGGCTGCTCGTGGAATGGGTTTTGGTGTGTCAGACATCAGTCAGGAAGCCCTTGTCAAGGGGCTGCAGGCTGAGCAGCTACAGAGACGGCGACAGGCCTTCGCACAGCAGATGGTAGGCTTAAACGCAGCCACTGCTGCAGATCCGTTCATGGCTATTCTCGGTAGACCCGGAGTGGGTATCGCTGCTGGTCAAAGTCTCGCTGCACAAGGTCAAGGAATGGCTCCGCAGCAGGTCTTCAACCCAGAGTCAGCCTATGCTGGCAGTCTGGCCGCTGGCAACTACAATGCTGCACTTAATGCGAGCATAGCATCCGCGAATGCTCGAGCAGGAGTTGCAAGTGGAGCTATGCAGGGATTGGGCAACATGTTGAGTTTTAAGCCAATTTGCTGGGTAGCCCGTGAAGTCTACGGGTCTGAGAATCCAATGTGGCTGCTGTTCAGGCATTGGTTGCTGAACGAATCACCGGGATGGTTCAGGAATCTTTACATTAAGCACGGTCAAAGATTCGCTGGCTGGCTGTCAAAGAATGAGTGGCTCAAGCCTTCCATCAAAAAGTGGATGGACTCACGTATTAAGAAACTGATCGGATAAACTTATGCCATTTTCTCAACAAACATACACAGGACAGGGAATCGTTCAGCCTACCGAGAGATCTCGAGTTGGAGAACTTCTCGGTGCAGGTATCGCAGGGCTAGGTGCTGGAATAGGGGAAGGTATCAAGAAGTTCAGGCAAGACAAGGAGGAGGCAAAGGAACTTAGGGCCAACCTCAAGTTGTTCCGCAAGACAATTCCTGAAGAAAATCGTGAGGCTTTTGATGCCACAATTGAAGCTGGTAGTCTGGCAGATCTTAAAGGCTTGAAGCGTGGCATTCTTGAGATGGGAGCCTTGGAGCTTCAAGAACTCAAGAAGCAAGAAGCTAAAGAAGCGTTGACGGCTCAGAAGTTTGCTCGTCAAACAATGGAAGAAGAGGGGAAGATGTATCCTGATATGCTGCGAGCATTCCAGCCACAGCAGGTCCAAAGAGACTTCGGGCCAGAAATCACAGCAGCAGAAAAAAGGTTGATGCAGGCAGAGCAAGCTGGATTCAGGCCTGAGTTCAAGTTTTCTGGTGGAGAAGCTGGAGAGTTTAGGGCGGGTGCATTTTCCACGAAACCTCAAGCCGATTACACAGGCGCGACACCACGAACCCAAGATCTGCCAACATTCATTCCATTTGTAAGACGGCGCGAGACAGTGCTGCCAGACATGTCAATATCTAATGCGCTCAAGGCAGCCCAGAGTCTCCCCAGTCCTTCGGACGTGAACTATGCACCTCAGGTTGACAGTCAGCCACAACAGAGACCTTCCACACCTATGGGCCCTGAGCCAGCACTTGAGCCCTCACCAGAGGTTCAGCAGGCAGCTCGAGACTTAGACATTCTCAGAATTCAGGCTGCAGAGGGTGACACTAGGCTTGAGACCAGTCAGGAAGTGATGAGGCGTGTCTCTGAGAACATCCCTGAGCTCGCTGAAAAATACCCCACGCAAGCCAAGAACCTGTATGAGATGCTCTACCCTAAACAGGACAAGTTGACTCCATCGGATAAGATTTCCCTTATGAAGCTGGAGCGCGAGATAGGAGCCAGCACGGTCACTGGATACGGAGTTGCACCTAGTCCTGAGATCGCCAAAGACTTCAGGGAAGTTCTTATATCAGCCACTGAGGCGCAAACCGGAATCAAGCGACTTCTTGAAATCAGCGCAATGGACTCGCCTTGGGCATCGATTGATTTAAGGAGCGAAGCGCAGGTTCTTCAGGGGGCACTGCAGGGAGCTTTGCGGCGAGAGATTGTTGGACCGGGAGCCGTGACTGAGAGTGAACAACAGTTACTCAAGTCCATCATCCGCGACCCAACTAAATTCTGGTCACTGTCATCATCCAATAAAACAGCACTTGAGACATTGCTCAAGAAAGTTGAGAGGGGATTGGCTAAGCACGCAGCCCTAATCTCTTGGCAGCAGCCGTCAGGGATGCAGTCAGGTCAAGCACAGGGCCCTATGGGCAAAACTTTTACCTACGGAATGTCGGGTCAATTGGAATCACGATAATGCAGCAAATCTATCTTGAGGACTATGATGTCAATTTAGAGTTCCCAGACCAGATGTCTGAGGACAGGATCAAGGACATCATTAAGCGAGACTACCCTGAGCCAGATGAAAAGTTGGTAGCTCGATTTGAAAATCCTGAAACGCCATCGTCCTCCCTGACCCGGGAGGACTTTGTCCGTTATAAGCAGGCGCGTCCTGACATGACGTGGGGTCAGGTCCCCGGGGTTGTGGCCGAAGCTGCTGTAGACACAGCAGCGCGAATCGTTAACAACCTGCCAGATGCTGTTCGGACTTATGGCAACATATTTGATCCGGGGACATCTGCCCGAACATTTCTGGAGGGAGCAGCTCGAGGCACCTACGACACTGAGACCCTGATCCAGATGGCCAAAGGATACATCGGATCAAAGATCGATGCTTTTGGCGGAGTCAGTGAGGACGAGACGACGAATCAATACAACAATTTCGTAAAATTAAAGGAGCTCCAGAATGTTCGAGGTGCCATTGAGCGAGGTGATAAGTCGGCGTGGAACGAATATGCTGACTGGTCAGGCATGGCTGGAGCCAAGCTTGACCTCGCCAAAATAAACACTCAAGCAGCCGAGCTCACTGGTGAGTTCATCGATCCTACATTCGTTGTACCGGGCGGCAAGATCGCCTCCAAGGCAAGCCGAGCTGCTGCAAGAACACTCGGGGCTCCGGTCAGGGCAGCAGGTCGAGCAGCATCGATCGCCTCCGAATACACTGGCGGACTCATTGAGGGAGCCAAGAACAGGATTAAGGGGGCGACAGAGGTCATAGACGAGGCAACTGGTGGACTAGCTAATGTAGTGGTGCCCGGTGGCGTTGGTGCTGCTGTCGCGGGAGGTGTCGTCGGTGGAGGAACTGCAGGCCTTGTCGGGGCCGCAGTGGCAACACCGACACTGCTTGATGTCGCAGGAGGGCTTCTCACAGGTTTCGGTGAAGCAATGTCTCACACCCCAACCAGACTGGGAGGAATGGCTCGTGTGCACATGCATCAGCCTGATACGATCGCAGGCAAGCTCGCAGGAAGGCTGCAGTTCCTTGACAGACCAGTAGACTACGCAGGCAGAGCAGCAACTGGTGCAGTCATTGGTGGAGCTGTCGGTGGAGGCATCGGTCTCGCATCTGGCGGGCTCGAGGGACTCGCTCAGGGTATAGGCTCTGGCGGAGTTCTTGGTGCAGGCGGTGCCACGTTGGGAAGGGCGGTCGAAGGCTTGACTGGGGCCTCTCTGAGGAACGCTCAAGACAGTGACTACGGAAGATGGATTGAGACAAAGTCCGTTGAGGACAGGGAACGTCTGGCTGGCATCTCTAGCCGAGAAGACCGGATAGCTCGCATGGATGCTGAGCAGATCCTTCTACAGGGATCAGCCACAGTTCGTCATGTGGACCCTGACTTCGAGGTTGTGGTTAACAAAAAAAGAAGGAAGCTCGGGAAAGCTGCAGGGTTTTTGGGTGAGGAGGACGGCAAGCCTGTCGTATACCTGAACGTCAACGCAGACGCTCAGACTATGCTACATGAGACCTTTCATG